GATATTAAAGTTCAAGAAGCTGTTGATAATAAATGGAAGGAGCAATCAGCTACAGGTGGGTTAGGTGTATTGACTGGAGACTATGCAGAGTTAGAGGAAGTAGAATGATAGATGGTTTCTTAACACCCATGAACAAAGAAGAGTTTAGAATGTGGGAAGATTATATTATAAGTTATAATCATAGTAATCCTACAGACCAGATAGCTTATGAGGTCACATGGAAGGACGATAATTATAAAGTAAAATTATTAAACTTAAAGGTTGACAGAGAGGGAGAGTAGTAGTATCATAGATACTTATTTCAGGTATGTCCAAAGGTGTAGCCCTCAACTAACCTTCCTGAACCTAAAGACATACGATTATATCGTGCTAGTTACTGGTCTAGTGCCAAGAAAACCAGACTAAGTTTTAAAAGTTTTACAAGATGTTCGAGCTACTGTAAAATCTTTAGAGGTGGCAACACTTATTAAAGTTGTAGATGAAATGGGATGAGAACTAAACCGATTACCTTCCCTTGTAAATTAAATCCTAGATTAAATTCGGGGTAGTCAGTCGTTCGGTGACTCTAAAAGATAATGTTCGAGTGCTGGGTATCACTTTAAAGTACCTACTTTTAACTGGAGGGTTATTATGAAATTATATTTTAAATCAACAACACTAGATAAGAAGATAGCTTGGACATGGGTAGACATGAATAAAGCATACTGGCTTAGTTGGATTCCTAAGAAGTCTGATATCAAAATCGTTACAAGACTTAACAAAGAACAAAAGAAAGAAGCACGTGATGAACTGTGGGAAGAGTTACAATCCTCTGCACAATTCACACGTGATAGAAACAATGCAAGACGTAGAGCAAAAAGACTTGCACAAACAAATAAAACGTGATAGAATCTGAACACTTAATACTAAAAAACTAAACCATTGGAGGTAAATATATGTATGAGTATGTAGAAGGAAAAGCTATGTGGGCTAATGTCAGCACACCAAACACTAAGTTTGAACCACATAAGTATGGAATCGTGGTGTTGACTGATGAAGAGACTGCTATTAGATTAGAAAATGCAGGGTTATCCAGAGTAAGAACCAGAGATGGTCAAGCTAAGTATGACGAACCTGCTTTCTCATTTAGTAGAAAAGTAGAACGACATGATGGGACTACCAATCCTGCACCTAAGTTAGTTGACGGAGACGGAAACTCTTTAGATGTTAGTCTTGGTAATGGCTCTGAAGTTACTGTAAAGATTAAACCCTATACAGGAAAGTACGGTACGTTTGCAGAGTTAATAGCTGTAAAGGTTACTAATTTAATTGAATATACTGAACCAAGTTCAGACAACGAGGAATTTTAATATGATTATTACTATTAAGAATGATGATGGCGAATCAGTCTATGATGTTACTAAGATTGAGGACGAACAGAAGAGAGCAGGTGCTAACGTATCTATCAGTAAGATAGGAACATTGAATGTACTAGTAGAGGCATTGAACTATGCTTCACAAGGACATCAAAGCAATCTTGAATCTGTATTAAAAGATAGCCCAGAGGCTGTCGTTGAACAAGAAGAAGAAGAAACTGTAGAAGATTCAGAAGACGAATCTTAATTCATAGTGAGGGCTAACATGGATAAAACTTGGGACAAGCTACACCAACCCTGTCCACTTTGCAACAGTAGTGATGCTGTAGGAATCAACGAAGATGATTCAGCAAAGTGTTTCAGTTGTGGAGAATTTATGCCTAATTATACTAACGCATGTGGAGGAAAGGATATGCAAACAGCAAGAACGACAACGACAACTAAACAACCTGATGTGGTAGACGAGGGAAAATTTTCAGCCTTAACAGACAGAAAAATATCTCAAGCTACAGCCACTAAGTACGGGGTTAAATGTGTACACGATTTACAAGGTAATATCGTTAAACATTTCTATCCTTTCTATAATGGACACGAGCTATCAGCTACTAAGGTTCGTAACGTAAGGAACAAAGATTTCTTTTTATCCGGCAGTTACAACGATACAGGTTTGTTTGGTCAACAACTTTTCAAGGGTGGTAAGTACGTTACCATTACTGAAGGGGAGTGTGACGCTATGTCTGCTTATGAACTACTTGGTTCTAAGTGGGCTGTAGTATCTATCAAGCGTGGAGCAAACGGAGCAGTTAGGGATGTCAAGGAAAGCCTTGAGTTCTTTGAAGAGTTTGAGAATGTAATCATTGCATTTGATAATGACAAGGCAGGTAAGGAAGCATCTATTAAAGTTGCTAGACTATTTAAACCTAGTAAGGCTAAGATAGTTACACTACCTAACGGATTCAAAGACCCTAACGACATGCTTCGTTCTAACAGACATAAAGAGTTTGTTGAATGTTGGTGGTCAGCTAAAGTTTATACACCCTCTGGTGTTATAAATGTATCTGAACAACGTGAGAAGTTTCACAATCGTGAGAAGAAACAAAGCGTACCCTATCCTTATGAAGGACTAAACAAGAAATTGTATGGTCTTAGGGCAGGAGAACTTGTAACTCTTACAGGTGGTACTGGTCTTGGTAAGTCAAGTGTTACAAGAGAACTTGAACATCATCTTATTAAGAACACTACAGACAACGTAGGTATCATAGCACTAGAAGAAGATTGGAGAAGAACCATTGACGGTATCTTATCTATTGAAGCTAACGCTAGGTTATATGTTGACCAAGAACGTGAGAAGTTTTCTCAAGATGAACTAGATAAGATGTTTGATATTCTCTATGACGGAGAGAACAAGAACAGGGTGTGGGTACATTCACACTTTGGGACTAATGATATTGATGACATCTTTACTAAACTTAGATTCATGATTATTGGATGTGACTGCAAGTGGGTGGTCGTTGACCATTTACATATGTTAGTTAGTGCAGTACATGAAGGAGATGAGAGACGTGCCATTGATACTATCATGACTAGACTTAGAAGTTTGGTAGAAGAGACAGGTGCAGGAATCATTTTAGTTTCACACTTACGTAGAGTTGATGGTAACAAAGGACATGAGAACGGTATAGAGGTTTCTCTATCTCATCTAAGAGGTTCTAATAGTATTGGACAGCTTAGTGATTGTGTGATAGCCTTAGAAAGAAATCAACAATCAGATGATGAGGATGAAGCAAGAACTACAAAGCTTCGTATCTTAAAGTCTAGGTATACTGGAGATGTAGGCATGGCATGTAGAGTTATATATGATGCAGAAACTGGCAGACTATCTGAAATATCAGATGATGACATAACCTTTGATGCTAGTCTTGACGAGGCATTTTAATGGACTTAGTATTTGACATAGAAACAGATGACCTTAAAGCAACTCTGGTACATTGTATCGTTGCTCAAGATATGGATACTGGAGAGATATATAAATTCCCTCCAGATAAATTGAAAGAAGGTTATGACATGTTAGCTAATGCAGATACTTTAATAGGTCACAACATCATTGGGTTTGACATACCTATGGTAGAGAAGTTCGGTGGTGTTGACTTGTCAAAGATACCAGTCATTGATACTCTTGTACTATCAAGACTGTTTAACCCTAACAGAGAAGGTGGTCATAGCCTTGAGAAGTGGGGTTACAAATTAGGATATCATAAGATAGACTTTTCAGATTATCTTAATTATTCTAAAGAGATGTTGGACTATTGTGTTAGAGATGTACAACTCAACGCTGTAGTGTTAAAGAAACTTAGAGAGGAGAGTAAAGGATTCTCTAAACAATGCATAGCTATTGAACAAGGTGTAGCTAGGATAATGAAACAACAAGAAGTAAATGGTTTTAAGTTTGATTTACAATCAGCATTAATGTTACTTGCTGAACTTAGAGAAAAGAAACAAGCCATTGAAGATGAAGTTCATAATACATTTAAACCTAAGTGGGTAGATGATAAATTAGTTAAGCCCTACATCAAGAAAGATGGAGACTTATCTAAGCGTGGACTTACAGATGATGAGTATCAAAGATGTTTAGATACAAATAACTTTGAACCCTTTATGAGACAAACACTACAAGACTTTAATCTTGGTAGTCGTAAACAGATAGGAGAATATCTTATTGACTTTGGTTGGAAGCCTGAAAGGTTTACACCTACAGGTCAGCCTATAGTAGATGAGAAAACCCTATCAGCAATCACACACATACACGAAGCTAAACTTATAGCAGACTTCTTACTACTTCAAAAGCGTATAGCTCAAGTTGATTCTTGGGTTGAAGGAGTACAAGAAGATGGTAGAGTACATGGCTTTGTAATACCTAACGGTGCTATCACAGGAAGAATGACACACAGGAATCCTAACATGGCACAAGTACCGGCAATCTATAGTCCTTATGGCAAGGAATGTAGAGCCTGTTGGACTGTAGAAGAAGGTAATGTTTTAATCGGAGTTGATGCTTCTGGTCTTGAGATTAGAATGTTAGCTCATTATATGAATGACGAGGAGTACACAAATGAAATTCTCAATGGAGACATACACACCGCTAATCAAAAACTTGCAAACCTTGAATCAAGAGATAAGGCAAAGACATTCATCTATGCACTTATGTACGGAGCAGGAGATGAAAAACTTGGAAGCGTGGTCGGAGGAAGTACATCAGATGGTAAGAGAGCTAGACAATATTTCTTTGATAATAAGCCTACATTTAAGTCTCTTAGAGACAGAGTACAAAGAGCTTCAGCAAAAAATTATCTCAAAGGATTAGACGG